GTTGGTACTGAGGCAACCATAAATTTAACGTCATTAAAATCAGCGGCCACATAATCTGAATTGGTAATGGTCGTAAAAGTATCAAGATAAACAATATCACCGGCCTCCAATCCTAAATTCGTTGAAGTTGTAATGGTTACAGTTGTCGATCCATTGATGGTTGTGAAAGCATTAGTTTCACTGGTTGTAGATTTAATAGGATGAATATCGTAAAAAATTCCTCCTGAGTAAACATAAAGAATTCGATTGGTGCCAATGGCTGCATATTTAACGCCGGTGTTATCGACAAAATGATGGAGCGCTCGTGCAGGTCCGGTTAAAGAACTCTCTCCTAGTTCAGCCCAACCGCCTATTTTTTCAGGGGTAGAGTATCTGAAACGCACGTTATCACCCGCAATCCATTGCCCTTCGGCCGTGGTTGGTGTGACTTGTTTATTGAATCCTGGTAAAAAGCCTATCTTTTGTAGCATAGAAATCCGTTTCTATTACAAATATACTATATCTTTGAGGAGATCAACTAGTTACACCAGCCGTTTTTATAGTCAACGGCCATGACTTCTTTCGCTTTGGCTTCTTGAGCTTCGGTAATGGTTCTAACAGGATGTTCCCTCAGCCTTGTTTTCTGTATCTTTCCCCCTCCTAATTGTTCTAGAAAAGGAAGCACCTTTGTATCAATTTCATTCATGTTCCACACATGGGTATAGATACCAGGATCAGGGCCTAACATGTCAGTATTAGTTCTACAATGAAGACGGACGTACTTTTTTTTTAAATGATGTTGGTAGTTGTCTAGAAAACTGTCCAGGTTTGTACCTACTCCATGATGCTTGCAATAATGAAAACCACTTACGATCTTATCGACAGGATCACGGTAGACAGCGATGCGAATCTCACAGTCTTTAAGCTCTTGGTGATAGGATTCAAATCCTTTCTCGCGTCCGATATAAGAATCTTCTTCACAATGATTTTGAATGTTAGTACCGCTATGGAAGGTAGGTTTCTCGTTCCAAAGAAGTTGACCGAGGTAATTAATGATAGTGGTGGATCCAGCCTTGTTGTTCCTGACATACCCCAGGCGTTTGCCGGCTAGAGTCACACGAACCAAAGCCATTTTTTTTAAGCATAGTGTTGTTTTACTGTTGGAAAATTAGGGGGTGTAACCTGATCGATGTTCCCGTTCTTGTTTCTGCGAACACGGGTTTGATCGGGTAAATGAAAAAGAGCTTTTATCTCCTCATCCGTCTTAAGAACTCGTCCTTCCAGAGGAAACTCATCCGCTTTATAATTTGTAATAATAGCAGGGACAATAGGGATATTTAGTTCTTTAGCTACCACCATTCGATTATTACCTACAATAACTTTTATTTTATTCCCATAAGTCTTACCATGATAGTGGCAATAAACTGGATCTCTAAATCCATGTTTGGACATTGAAGCTTTTAAGGCATCATAAAAAGACTGTTCCTGGCCATTGATAAATTCAGGACGGGTTAAATGATCAATCTTTTCTCGAGGCACTTCTGCATAAATTGTTTGAATCATGTGATCTTTCCATCTTTATCTACCTGAATAAAATTAAAAGAAACCGATACACGCCAACCCTTTTCTCCTTTTTCTTTGGATTCATTGATTTCTACACCATGCGTTATCCATGCAGGAAACATAATCATCTGTCCTTCGATAGCGGGATAGATCACCACGCGCCATAGAGCTCGGGGTATACCTTTCATTCGGCGAGGTAATATAATATTGGGACCTGGCCTTGGATCTTCAACAAATAAACTTCCTGAATTCTCAGGGACTTTCACATAGTAGACGCCTGACCATTGAGAATTGGGATGCAGGTGCTGCTTGTTATAGGCTCCCGGATAATTAATGTTCGCCCACATATTGCCTAAACCAGGTTTAGGTTCCATGCCGTAGTCTTTAAAGATTTCACGTTGCATGGCAAAGAGTTCATCCATCAAAGGTTGACACTCTTTTTTATGATTCATATTGGTTGGACTATGCCAGCCTCCGCCCGAATTGGTTCTCATTTCACTTTTATCTTTTTTACTCCAGGCTTTAATCAGGGGAAATAAATATTTATTTAATTTTTTAGGCTCCTTAACCATTTTAAAATAGACAGGAGTCGGGAATAAAATTTCACGTTTAAGTCCTATACTCATATTTTTGAATCATGTTAATGGTGGTCCTCCAAACCACATCGTTAATGAAGATCGATTGCCTTTTTTTACTGGTAAAACCCTATGAGCAATAAAGCTCGCAAAGAAAACAGCATATCCCTGCTTCAGCGCCAATGACTTTTTATTATCGATGAGTTGCATTTCACCTCCTTTAAATTCTTTAGGATTACTTAAGAGCGTACTCATCGACATTTTTCTAACGGTGGGTGATTTTTTCATTTCATAAGAACTGTCCGCATGCCAGTAGTAATGATTGTTTTTAGCATACCTTGTAAACTGCGCTGGTTCTCCAATCTGAAGCTGGTTAAAACCCATATGCCTGTTGTTGACAGTGTGCATCCAGTGTTCCAGTCGAGCATACATCCAGACTGCTTTACTAAAAGGAATCCAGCCAATCTTGGTTCGTCTTATTTTAAAATCTTTTTTATTTTTTTCTCCTCCTTCTCCAACTTCTGCATCTTGAGACGGTAAACTCTGACCAAGTTTCATAATTTTATTACATTCATCAACTGAAAAAATAGGCTCGGTTGAGTCTACTACATAAGATTTCCAGGTTGGTTCATAAACAATCATTTTTTTTCAATGAGCTCCCTTTTTTCATCTTTATTATAGGGATAATGTCCCTTCCATTTACTACATCTCGGCTGAGAGGTACACTCTCTACAATGGCTAACAGTAACAGCTTGACCATCTTTAGCGAAGCCAAAACTAGAGTTGGAAGCATATCCATTCCGATCCCAAGGAAGTCCGTTTTTTCCATACTTTTCTTCTACATCAAACCAAGTTTTTAATTTAGCTACCTCTTTTTTAGTGAGCTCGGGGTGGATCTTTTGATGCCAAAATTTTTTAATAGAAGGAATTTTAGGATGGTCGCCGAAGCCTATGAAATTATCACACGCGCTGCCATCTATCCAGCTATCCTTTTCATTTTTCGTTTCATTCGCATCGTCATAATGAATGGCTTTAACCGGGCAATTGACGATACAGTCATTGCAGCCCACGCATCGGTTCCATAGGTTTCTATTAATTCTTTTATTGGTAGGAAGCTCAGTAATCTTTTCCCTAAATCCAACCACACATATTTTACTTTCGAATCCAAAACGATAACTATAGATCAAAGAATTCTTGGCTCTCACCCCCAGACCCGCTTGAATCGCGGCTTCTTTAAAATTGGTATAAATCATGAACCAGTGAAAGGGACTGTTCTTTAAGATCTTTGTGACTTCGTCGTAAAAAACATAATTTCCAGTATCATAGGTTTCTCGGATTAGAACGATACAGTTATCAATACCTCGAAAGTGGAGGGCGTTTGAAAAATTAGAACCAAAAATCTGGTAGTGCGCTTTAATAGGTCTCTGAGAACATATTTTTAATTGAGTTTTAGTCATGTAACCCACGTCCCAATCTTTTTTAGGAAAATATTTTTTAATATTTGAAAAAGGAACAGTATTATTCACTTTATTTTAACAACTTTTCTTTTTTCAGCCTTTAAAGTTTTTCGTTCTTTTGTAACCCTATCGATAGTTTGCACTTGTGATAAAATATTAAAGATTTCAGGTTGCGGAGACCCGGGTGCCAGTGTGTTTTGTTTATTCGCAAGAATTTTTTTATAGGAAATCAGTTGATGAGTATTCACATCTTTGTCATCAAAAGTTCCATCGTTATAAAGCTTCTTGAAGTTAGACCACTCGGTAATTTCTCTCATACGATGAGAAGCCTGAAGTTGCGTGTGAGCTTTAGCATAAGTCTTTTCATCTATCTCTACTTGAATGAGTTCTTGTTCTAAGGAGTCCTGCTCTTTTTTTAATTTCTTTTTTAATTTTTTAATTTCAATTTCGTTTTTACGACCGCTGAAAGAAAGGTGTACTAAACTCTCCATATGGCTGTTTTGTTCTCTCACACACTGCCAATACTTGGAGGCATTCGTTGGATGATTGCCATCGTTCAAGACAGAAAATTCCATCTCGGTTTTAGTTCTGAACATCTGTTTCTTCGTCCAAGTGTCTCGAAGTTCATTCGTCATCTTCTTAAACTTCTTAACCTGAGCTGGATCCAATATATTATGAAGATAAGGCTCTTCTCGCACGATTATTTCGTATATATTTCTTTTCTCTTTCATTTTAATCCTTTATAGTTATTTCTAATCATTAGTCAACTAGGGTTGCTTCATACGCTCGGGCACGGGAAGGAAGACCTTCTACTTCAGTCGGAATATAATCACTCACAGACTTCTTAAGATCTTTAGGTGTCTGGCTAGTAACAATTTTAATGGGAACTTCTTTAATTCCTAGTGCATGGGCCGCAAGATATCGGTTTTTTCCTAGACAGCACTTATACTTTTTACCTTCTTGTACATATCCAGCATCACACTCTTGAGTTTCAATACAAAGCAAAGGATTAATCATTCCTTTTCTCTCTATAGAATCTCTTACTCTTTTATAAAAAGTACTTTCTCTCTGGTTTGAAGGGTTAGCCTCAATTTTTTGGTTTCCTAGAAATATCTCTTCTAGTAGCACCTTCATGTTTATGAAGAAGTGAAAGTTACGTTTGATGAGCCGTTATATCCTTTGAGAGTAGAAGTGGCAGTATTAAACCAAATTTGCCCCTCCACAGGATTTGTCGGATCAGCTGAAAGCATTTCTATTGCCATTCCTTTTAATGCTATATAAGTTGCCATTAGCTTACTGTCACCGTTTTAACTGCATACACAGGTTGGCTCCATTCTTCGCAAGACTTTAAATAAGTATCAGCCGGAGGTGCAGTATAGCCTCCTACAGTTATCATGCTAGCACTTGTGCCTGATCCAGTACAAGCTTGTCTTATTTGAGTGGTATCAGCTACTTCTGACCAAGCCGATCCATTAAACCATTCAACAAAATTAAATGGATACCCAGTGACGGCAGTGCCACTACAAAGTACGGCTGAGGCTGGAGTTCCACCAGCAGAGCCATGATATCTTCCAGTTGTGTTGTCGATAATTTCTGTCCAACATGTTCCATTCCAATCTTCTACATTTGTAGTCGCGGGGGCTCCGTCTATAGCAAGAGCAGCGGTTCCTGATCCACACATAGTGATATTATCTCGACCCTCAGATAAAGTATTCACGTCAGACCAACATGTACCATTCCAATATTCACAGTCATCGTTAATGGGTACAATTCCAGATGATGTAGTTCCAGTTGCGAATCCAAGGAGGTTGGCATTATTTGCATCATTTACCTCTACCCAAGATGTACCATTGTACTGTTCACAATTTGTAGTTACTGTAGGATAAGGCTTGGCTCCACCTACTATTATAGCTGAAGATACACTTCCAAAGCCTCCTCCTTGGAAGCGCCCGCCATTTATATTATTCGCTTCTGCCCAACTTGTTCCATTATATATTTCCGTGCTTTCTAGTCCTCCGGAGGGCCAGACATTTGTTCCACCACAAACCAGCTGGTTTGTGGCTGATGTTCCAGCGCCCTGTGCGTCTTTTCTCCTTGTGGCCATATCTCCTCCTGTACTCCATGCACCGGTTCCTGAGCCAGTGTATTTTAGTGCGCCTGAGGTTGTATTATACCACATCTGTCCAGAGCTAGCTGCATTAGCAGTTGGATCAGAAGATAAACTTTTAACTTTTCGACCTTTAAGTGCTTTATAAGTACCCATTATTAATTCCTATGTTAGTGTGTGTGTTCTCAATGTAACAGTGTCAGATGGAATATAGTATAATTCTTCTCTGTCCTCTATCGACAAAGCATCCCATCTCGCTTGACTTTCTTCAGTTATCTCAGCGATAATTGCTTCTGCTTCTGCTTTAGTTTTAGAAGTACCACCTACTTTGTTAATCCACGCTACTCCATGGTCATTATTTTCTACACCCCAAATATTGCCTGGATGAGCTGTTATCTTAACCTTCAAAGCTTCGTCACGTGTAATAAATCCGTGTCCTGTGTAAGTTGCTGTACAATATAAGTTTGCCATACTTTCCTTTTTAACTTGTCGTTATAGTTCTAACTACTAATCCGCCATCATCAACTACTATTTTCCAAACATTACTAGCAGAATTATACCAAACTTTTCCCTCATTGGCGGCTGTGGCACTGAGATCACTTGCCAAACTTTGAACCAATATACCCTGTAATTCTTTATAAGTAGCCATTATTTATCCTTCAATAGCCAACCTTGTGTCGCTCCTGAATAAGCAAGTGTAAAAGCTGACCGTTCAACGCTAGATGTTAATGTTGTGTCTGCGGATTGACCTTGTATTTTTTCTCCACTATATGGAGTCACTGTTAAAGCATATGAATCAAATGTTCCTGCATAATCTATCAGGGAAACTTCATCTCCAAGCGTTCCTGTTGGCAAAGTTACATTACAAACATTTGAAGTTGTATCAATAAAATATCCATTTCCCGCGACAGCAGTTTGAGTTGTTCCTGTAACGACTGCTTGCCATGAGGTTCCGCCAGACATCGTTGTCCACGACAACGTTCCTGAAGCATTGGATGTTAAAGCATCGCCCGATGTTCCGGCATCTGCTAGAGGTAAAACGTAAAGTGTATCTTCAGTTAAATTGCCTGCTCTAAAGCCGGCATAATAAGTTCCTGTGTCTGAATCTTCATAAATTTTAAGTGTTCCGCCTTGCGTAGAATTCCCTGCTATTTTGAGAGATCCAGTCGTACTAGGAGCGACGGTTACGTCTCCTCCTGCTGCATCGGTAATAGTAATTTTGCTTGAAGTTGTTCCATTATTGGTACTAAGA